TATTCCTTTATATTAAATGTTAAACCGATCTTCAAACTGACGCTTTGCGGCCTTTTTAAGGAATTCCACAACAGCGCGCTGGCCCGCATAAAACCAGATCTGACGATCGGTCCATTCGATTCCGGGGCACTTCTCAGGAAACCTTTTGTCAAGGTCCTCAACCAACTCATTACTTACAGGGGGAACAGGTCGAAATTCAGGTCGTTCCATAAAGTCAACTCAACTGGGACCGAAGCATGGTGAGCAGAGAACCGTTCTTCCGCTTCATAAGTTCCCGATTCAGTTTCTCCAATGCCCGAATTGCAAAGTCCTTTGCCCGGACATCAGTCATCGGCTCTCCAGTAATTTGTGTATACATTTCTGCAACTTCTTTCCATGGGCGGAGTGTAGACTTTGGCTCATCAGGATTGACATATTCACTGCTAGGCCGCCTTCCAACCTTTTTCCCAAGTGGGAGTGCCATCAGAAAACCTCATCAATCTTCGACATCCACTGGGGAAGATCATTAAGTTCGCTTGGCAACAGGTTCATTCGGATCATCTGTTCAGTATGGATGATCGCTGCGATATTCCACCGAGCGGCAGCGAGATGGTCTTCATCTCGGAATCCCATAAGGTACTTGTTCAGATGGCGCATGGCTGAGTCAAGATAACGAGAAATGGGCTGGCCCTTTTCCCAGTTGCGATCGCCATACTTTGTGGCACCGTGTTCAAGATGATTAGCATCCCGCTGAAGAACGAACGGGCTGAGAAGATCAAACCGACCCTTCCCAATGCGAGTGTCCCGCTTGCTTCCAGTACCAAACTCCTCACGAACTCCGGAGTCTTTCACGCTTGCGAAATAAGTGTCTGGGGTGTCCATAGGTTTACCTCTGCGGTTTTTGGATTGTATTCACCGTGACGAAGAATGCGAGCAACACGGGCCTGAACAAGAGCGTCTTCCTCAGTCAGGCCAGCCTTGACGAAGGCGGCGACCACTGTATCCCAAGAACAGCCCTCTGTCAAGAGGGATTCAGCCTTGACCGGGCCAACACCCGGACATCCCTTGTAGTTGTCGGTTGTATCACCAACAAGGGTCTGGAAAAGGTGGCTGCGGTCAGCAGCATCCTTGGAGATCTCTGTGAATGTAGCAGTCCGGGGATTGAAATGGAATCCCGGGATGGTCTTGAAGTCCTTATCCTCGGACACCATGACATACCGATGCTTCGGGTTTGGAGCGGTGCCCAAGATTCCAATCACATCGTCAGCCTCAAGGGTTGGGAAGGTTTGGGTTGAGTAGGTCTGCTCGGCATACTGGCGAACAGCGTGGTAGGCCAGCGGCTTTCGGGTCGTTAGGCGGTTAGCCTTATAGTCCGGAAGGATGCGGATCCTGAAGTTGTTGGGGCTGCTGAAACAAAGCGTAAAGCGCTTAGCCTTTACGGAATCAAGAATCTCAGCAAGACCAACATCAAACATCTGCTTTGCCTCCGCCACATCAGAATGGAGGGTCCACACATCGTTACCCCAGTCGATTGGCTTTTCGACAGTTGCTGAAGTCTGATAAAGAAGGATATCAGCATCAATCAAAGCATGTAGCATTTTGCTTTTCTTTGGCATTAATCCTCCTCGGGACCACCAGCGGTGATCAACATCTTGGCAGTTTCGATAAGACCAAGGCAGGAATGAAAAGCGCCGCAGGAACTGTAAGTCAGATCCTGTGCCGACTTGGTTTTGGTCTGGCTTCCAACAAACACAAACGCATCAAATCGTGCAGCAACAGCCGTAAGAAGTTGATCAGTTGTATAGTGATTTAGAGGATGCTCAGGGTCGTGCGGATCCATATTCAATCTTCTTCGCTTTCTTGAGTTCGGCCATGGCTGTCTCTCGGGCAGCAGACCTAGGAGGAAGGGATCGTATACTCAATAGTATATTTGCCTGATAGGCCTTTTCGATGAGGAATGGTCCGATTTCTTCAAGAAATCCAATAGCAGACTTTCCATAGAACTCAAGTCTATATGCAGTTCTATAGTTTGATTGACTCCTCAACATCTTTCGAAGAGTGCCACATCCAAAGTGCTTTTGAATTAGGGCAAGATGGTGGGGAAAGCAACTGGTAATGAACACATGCTCTGTCTTTCCAGTGTGCCGAATACACCCCTCGCCGTCAAACAGACCTGCTGTATAAGAAGCAAAAGTCTTCTTATTCAAAAGCATCAGTGGGTCTCGGCCCAGTTACGGCCAATCTTCGACTCTCCAGCAAGGGGGCACCTAAACCCAAGCCTGATTCCAGCCTTTGCGATGGACTCCTTAAGAATCTTCTGGCATTCCTCAGCCACGGCGGCATCCACCTCAAACTGAACCTCATCGTGGATATGAGCGACCTGCTTGAATCGACCAGACAGGCCAGCATTGATCAAGTCGTTGTTCATAATAACAGTGGCCTTCTTCATAATGACCGCTCCAGCGCTCTGAAGAAGGGTGTTTAGAGCAGCATGATCAGATCGGATTCGAAGAAGTCTACCATCAAGGCCGTAAAGATAACCACGATTGCAGGCATGGCTGATGGCATCCTTGAGCCGCTTCAAGGCTGGAACCTTTGACAGAAACCGCTCCTGCATTTCCTTACCCTCTTTGTACCCACCACCAATAATGGATCCAAGTTTGGCCGGACCAGCACCATACAAGAAGGCGTAGATAAAGGACTTCGCATCATTGCGAGTAGGAAGTCCAGCAGCCTTTTGATTGGCTGTGTGGATGTCTCCTTCAAGCAGTTCCTTTGCGAATGCGCCATCGTCATAGGTGTGCATATAGTGTGCAAGACATCGCAACTCAAGCCCGCTGGCATCCACACCAACCAGCAGACGACCCTCGGGAGCGATGAACAGAGACCTGCACTCGGTGCCATAGGGAGATCCGCAAGATGGAACCTGAGCCATGTTTGGTCCTCGGTGTGTGCATCTACCAGTGACAGCCCCGTTGTGGTTGACGGACCCATAGATCCTGCCTCCGCGCTCAACCTTCAGCCAAGCCTCGTCTCCCTCTGCCAGCATTCCAATACGCTTTTGGATCAGAAGATAGTGAGAGAGTTTCTTTGCAATAGGATACTCAAGTACACTGAGAACAGACTCATCAACCTTGGCCTCTCCTGACGGCGTGTACTCAGATGGGCTCCAACCTAGGTTACGAAGAGCGACAGCAATCTGCTTCCGGCTCGCTGGGTTGAATGGGATCTCCTTGATCTTGGTCTTCATCTTGACCACGGTTGGTGGGACTTCGATCTGAAGTTCACGAACAAGAGCATCACGCTCTCCAGCCAGTGTTGAATAGAGGCGACCAGCCGCGGCTCGGTCAAAGGCAAAGCCATTTCGCATCTGCTCATAAATTGTTTCTGCAAAATCATGCTCAAGAATAACTGAGTCTTCACTGCCAATCTTGCTATGAAGCCTGCAATATAGAGCATCAGTGATATTGACATCCTGCTTGCAGTAGTCACCGATCTCATCGGTGTATTCCAAGGAACGCCAATCAACCACATCCTCCATGGCAGTACCCTTGTGCATACCGAGACGGTATCCCCAAGCCTTGAGAGAGTGGCTTCCGATCAGTTCGCTGGGGAATCCCTCTGTCTGAAAATCGTCATCCTTGATGTCGGGATGAGTCAGACGGGCCAGCACAAGGGTATCCCTGACTACGCCTCCCGGCCCGCGCCACTGTGGAAACAGTTTGCGAAGAACTGGCAGATCGAAAGCAATAACATTATGCCCAATCACAATGTCTGCCAGACGGATGGCACGAAGCGCCTCATTGATCTGATCGGGAGTAACAGCAATGACAGGCTGCTGTCCTTTGCGCTTCCATCCGATGCAGATAATACGATCCACTGTGTCTAGTAGACCATTGCATTCGATGTCGAAATAGATGGTATCCATTTGATCTCAGGTGTTGAAGTCACGGGCTTCTGTCTCTTGAATCCGGGAATGCAGTTTGGCATTCTCTGCTCGGGAACTACGCAGGGCTGATTCCATTGTCTCAACCCGGGCACGAAGTACGAGAGAGATGTTCTGTTCCTCCACAAGACGAGCACGAAGAACAGCGATATCAGCATCCACCCGCAACCTTTCAGATTCCATGGAATCAATCTTGTCTCGGAGCGATTCGATGTCGGACGCATCATACATGGGTTTCCTCCTGTTCGGTGATTGGCCAAAAGTATGGCGCTGTTGGGTCCTCAATATACCGGGCGTAGTGAATTGGATCCTTGCGCTTGAGGTTGGCGCGATGCGAAGCATGAACTCTGTGATCCCCCATCCACGGGGGGACTGGAGCATCGGGGATAAACTGAGGGATTGCCATGGTGTTTTTGTATCCACGGGCAACCCACTCAAGGATCATGGCACGAAGGTAGTTGCTGAGCGACTCTTCATAGCCGCGCCACATTTTGGTGGCTGGATGATTGACCCATCCCTTGGACTGGCCGCGAAGGGCACGCAAGATTTGGTATGCCTCGACCCGCTGTTTGCCAAGTCGGCGGTAATCAAGTGCGATGGCTGACAACTCAAACGAAGATTCGGGTAGGAAGGTTTGCATGGATGGCTCTCAGTGTTGGTGCGAAGTGGAGTGACCGTACCCCAAAGATATCAGAGCATCCCTGAGTTTGTCAAGTGCCTTGTTTTCGTAGTACTTGACTTGACTTTCGGGGATCCCAAGAATCTTCCCAACCTCAGGCAGGGATCGAATTGGTTGAAATGTCCTGAGTGGGTGCGAGTCATTTCGGGTCTCATCATTCCGTTCGAATGTGCCCATGATTCTGACGCTTTGTTGGTGCATGGTGGCTCTCAAAAGTCGGTGTCACTATCATCAAACGCTGAGACAGTTGGCACCGATGTCTCAATCAGCCTACCAGTTTCACGGTTGTATTGCAAGGCCGTCGCAAGACCAGTCTCACCAGAAAACCGATTCTTCAGAATTCGGACGCAGGTGATGTCCTTGTTCTTTGGATCCTGCTGGTTGCGCTCCAGTCCGATCACCATGTCTGAGAGTTGGCCAATGGCCGCAGACCCTCGGAGTTGGGCAAGGCTGGTCTGGGCACCCTCTTCGTGGCCCTTGCCATCAGGACGCTTTAGGTGGCTCACAAGCACCATGCCGCATCCCAGTTCCTCAACCAAAGACCGCATCGCGGTCATCGTGTTGTCGATCAGTCTTCGCTCATCACCTTCACCCAAGCCTGAAACGACAATTGAAAGGTGGTCAAGGAAGATCCAATGGCAGCCCAAACCGCGGACCATGTAACGGATACGAGATAGAAGATTCTGTGAATCAAGCGAACCGAAATGATCATAAAGATAAACACGGCCGCTACCAACAGATTGACTGTACGCATCCTTAAGAATATCTTGGTCAATTTTCTTACCATTACCTGTAGCCATTTCGATATGAAGTGGGATGTTGCAGGCAATGCCCATCAAACCAAGAGCAGTGCGCCGCGTTGACTCTTCAAGAGCAATGTAACCAATGGTCTGATTTTGATTGATCAGCCAGTGGGCAATCTCTCTGCACACGCTGGATTTGCCAATACCAGATCCAGAGCAGATCGTTATGAGTTCACGCTGGCGAAGGCCAAGCGTAAGGTTATTCAATCCAGTCCAAGGATATGGAACGGATGTAACGATTGGGTTTGAGATGATCTCATCCCACATATCCGTACCGGCAATGATTCCATCGGGCCGGAACAACTTTGCATTCCACACCGCATCAATCGCCTCCTTGCCGCGGCCAGCCAACAGCATTTCGTTGGGATCCTTGAGTGGCAGCGTGGCAACCTTGGCCTTGCCGGGGCTGAGCAGCAGGGCGCATTCTTGAGCAGCAGCCCGACCCGGCTCATCGCTATCGAACATGATGACCACGGTCTCATAGGACTCAAGCCACTCAAGGTTTTCCTTGAAAGACTTGACGGCGTTGTGGGCTCCGTTTGGAATGCTGACCACGGGCCACTTGTTGCCCTGCAACTGGGAGATGGTTAGGCAGTCGATCTCGCCCTCGGTGACCACAACCATCTTGCCACCAGAACGCCACAGGTTGCGGCCGAACAGGCCCATCTTCTTGGCCTCACCAAGGATCATAAAGTCCTTGTTGGGAAACCGAAGTTTTTGGGCAACAGGCGATCCACCATCGTCACAGTAGGTAGCGACCTGCACGGTCTTGCCGTTGAAGGTGCCGATTCCATACTTGAACATGGAGCAGGTATCAAGATTGATGCCCCGCTTACCAAGTGACTGTGGCGTGAATTCAATCAGCGAAGATGGCATAACACTCCTTGTTGGGGTAGGTGAGTCGGAGGATCCGGTATCGTAATGCCGACAGCCGAAACAGAAAGCGTGGCCGTCAGAGTATCGGGCTAGATTGTTTCTAGACCCACAGGCCGGACACGGTTCGTGTCGGAGAAAGGTCGAATCAGAATGATGATCTGAGGTGGACATTTGGGTGGTGCCCACGCCTTTGTAACGCGAAGATCAACAATCAGCGTATCGTCTTGCCACAAGATACCATTGCTGGCATCAAGGACGGACTTGGCTAGATTGTCAACATCGGGGCGGGGGTAGGAAAGTTTGCTGGTTCGTGGTTTGGTTGCGAAGCACGAAATAGAGACTTCAAGCGGAACAATGCTGGGCGAGATCTTACGGTCCTCTACCACCCCGCGAAGTATGTCTGTGAAGTTTTTGCCCCACTTGACATACTTCGCGGGATAGTACGCGCCCCACCTGCCTACCCGCGGTCGCGGGCACGGACACGGCTCAACTTCCAAGCACAATCGGAGCCACGGTTGTGTCTTGCTCGCTGGCCGATCAGAGGATGAGGAACCCGTCTTCGCCACAGGTCACTCAGAAATCGCCATTCTCGTCCTCACCATCCGTGGTGCTGGACTTGGTGGCGCTGTCCCCCTTCGGGGTAACGGTTCCGGTGAACGCGTATCCGTCCTCGTCGGCCTCAAAGCCGAACGAAGAGCCATCCTTGGATCCGCCATAGGTCTTGAGATCAATCACCTGCACCCCCCTCGGACGCAGGCTGATACCAAAACCGAGACTGGCGGTGTACCACGGATACACCTCGGCGTTCACACGAATGATGCTGCCGCCACCAACCGGATCGGAGTCTTCCGGCATGGGGGTCAACTTGGCATCAAAGAGTTGGGGTCGCTGCTCCCACGACTTGCCACTCTTCGTAGTAACCTTCGCCTTCAACTTGAAAGAGAAGTCAGTGAAGCCGGGAACTTCAACACGGCTTTCGGTGTCCTTGTCCCAATCCGTGGCCACCTTCCAAGGCTTGGCACCAGCCTTGAGATTCTTCTTGCCAAGACGCTTGGCCTCCTCGGCCAGTGCCTCGTCGTGAATGGTGGTCAACTTGGCGATCAGCGGCTTGGCCTCGGCATCCGGCAGACGCAGGGTGACCGAGTAAACGCCCTCCGGGTTGAACTTGCGGTCAGGCTCGTTCAACTTCGGGAAGATCGCAGTGCCCTTGGGTGTAGTGATCGTCGGAAACTTCTTGGTACTCATTGTGTTTCTCCTTGTTGGAAGATCAGGCGAAGAAGTAATCGGCCTCCATGAGGCTGGATACATCCAGTGTACCCATTGCAGGCGGATCTGTCAAGGTGAAGCCCTTGGGTAGGTAGGCCTGCATTTCAGATTGTAGCGACTTCAGGATTGGCTGGGAGAAGATCTCACAGGAAACTTGGCGGATTGCCGTGGAGATAAGCCCAGCGTCTGCGGCCGGAACGCCAAAAGAATCGTGGATGCAGGAAAACGAATCCACACCGTTAGCCTTGGCAAGGTTCACGGTTGACATCAGAATCGAAGCGTCGATGGAGTGGACCACATTCGGGCTGATGGCATTGATATTCCTAGACATCGACAGATCAGTACCATCTACCAAGATTCGGTGCTGGCGCAGGACAGATCCAACACTGGTCTTCACCACCACCCGACTCAGTTTCTTGTAGTCCTGCTGAACAAGGAAGCCACTGGGAGAACTCCAGCGGATCGGAACACCAGCCTCGACATGGACTCGGGCGCATTGCTTGAGCCAGTCCATGGCACCCACGGCTGCAACCACGATCTCATTGATGGCCTGCCACACCACATCTGTCAGGTAGGTAACGGCATCCCAAACTGTGTCCTTCTCAAACGGCCGGTTTCCGGTAGATCTGGCCTTATCAAGATACCAATCTCGGACATACTGCTTTGAGGAATACTTTGTAAGACCGTAAGGCAGGCACATGACCACGCGCTTGGTGGTCTTACGGTCGATTCCAAAGGCAAGCCACTGAGAATCCATGGCCGTTCCAGACGCAGCCATCTTTTCGATCACCCGATCTGCAACATCTTGGTAGATATCCCGAGGCGTTTCTGTGGGGGTACAGTTCGTGGCCGCGGCTCCGATGGGATCCCTGAGCAACAGGGAAAAGATCTGCAAGCCGTTATTCGATCCATCAAGGTGAACCGGAAGAGATGACTCGTAGTTTGGATCAGTGTTTACCTTGTACCACTCAATGCAAAACGCAAGGAAACCCCAAGGCTTGTCTGCCTTGGTCCACCAATTCTCAGACCACGGGTCACGGCCAATCTGCATGATCAA